ACGTGATTTAAGCCTAGACCAGATATTTCGTTATAGGCAGCACTGTTGATAGCTGCTGCAATCTTGTCCATATCACCGCTGATATTACCACTGCCTGCACCTAGTGCTGCTGTAGAGATTGTGACTGAATTTAGCGTGTTAAGACCTGCAACGGATTCACTAATTGTGAAATTCTTTACAGTTGCACCAGTGAAACCGGTTGTCTTTGCAGCTGAAGTTACTGAGGTAGCGCCTTTAGCAGCTCTGCGCCAAAATCTAAATGTTGCCGAACCTGGCTCTGTGTTTGAGCCTGTGTATTCTGCTGCATTTGTCTGTACAAATAGGCTGTCTGCTGGAATGTTAATACCACCGCCTGCACGATCAAGTGCAAAATCGGCTGCGTGTGTGCTAGAATATAAAGGTGCAAGGATCGGAGTCCACACCTTAGTTACTGTGCTCCATTTCTTAACACTTACATTTGCACCTAGATTAGGTGATGTAGTCTTGATCCATACAGAACCAGTCGGACGAGTTTTACCTGTGTCATCTGATTTCCATTCTGGAACTTGTGTATGTGGAGTTTGTTGTAGTTTTGGAGCAAGGTATGTGCCTGCGGCAATACCTAACTTGGCCCAATCATCGCTACTTACATTCTCTAGGCTCAATGCATCGTTAACTGTTGAGTCTTGATCATTCTTGCCACTGAAGTAGATATACAGCTTTTCGCTTGAACTTACATAGCCATAGATGCCTTGAGCATTTAGAGGAGTAAATCCAGCTTGTAAACTGGCTAGCAATGCTGAACGTGTAGCACCACTTAGTGTGATTGTGTTTCCGTTAATCTTATATTGTTGTCCAACTGCGATTGTTGTTGCAATCTTTGTAGTAGAATAAACTGTTGGATGACTTGCTGTCCAAGCTTCGCCGCCTACTAGGACCCAAGCACTTCCTGATGGATGACTTGACGGACGCTTGTACCAAATTTTAGCCATTTCAACTGCGGCACTACCAGTTTGGAATACCACTGCATATGATCCATCGCTGCCTACACCTGCATTTGGTGCACCGTTAGCTGGATTAATTTTTGTAGTATCGTCATTTGTTAGTACAAGTGGTTTCTGTGCAGAAAACGATTGCCCTCCAACGACTGTTGACGGTGCTGCATTCCACTCTTGGATACCCCATTGAGTTCCGGAAGTGTCTACCCACCATTGTCCATCTGTTGCTTCTGCTCCCGGGGCTGATGTCTGAGGTTGTAATTGATCTAGGTCAATTCCAGCACGTACAATGAATACTGCGTTAGTTACGCCTAGTAAACTGTAAGCTGCTAATAGACCGTACTCGTTTCTCTCTCCGCCGTGTATTGGATTGTTTGTTGCTGTCTTTTCAAAGAAAGGAACACCAAACGTGTCTATCAAATCTTTTTGGCTTGTTATTTTAAATGCCTTACCAGCATTTGCTGCCAGTGTGCCTGCTGCGGTAGCCGTACCTGCAGCATTCATTTTGTTCTCTGCCGTAGCTACGACGATAAGAGGTGTTGTACCAGGTTCAGCTGGTGTGTAAAAACTCTCGTCGATAACCGTAACCGCTACGCCTGGTGATATTAATGATGCCATCGTCCTATTCTCCTGGTAATAGTTTTGCTCAATGTATTTAGCGGTGTACGGAGAAATTGGCTTCTTATAACTACATTAAAAGGGGCAGGAAAGGGGCGGTTTGATTAAATACTGCTATGAGACCACTTTGCAAATGCGGTCAACGCCCGCGAGCTGTTAATTACAAGAAGAACAACAAGACTTACTATCGAAGTCTATGTGAAATCTGCTTGGCTCACGGAGTTAATCACGGAATACCACGATGGTATCGTGCAGGGTACAGAGCAAAATTACAGTGCGAAAAATGCGGGTTTAAGAGCCCGCATAAAGAAGTGTTTCGAGTGTTTCACATAGACGGTAATTTAGACAACTGCCGTCACAGCAACTTAAAAACTGTGTGTGCTAACTGCACTCAAGTATTAAGCAAGGAACAGATTAGTTGGAGACAGGGCGATCTCGTCGCTGACTTCTAATAGATTAGCAGACTGTTGATACAGTTGATCAATAGTGCCGTTGTTATCAATAACGATATCAAAGTTACTGCCCAGCCAAGCCCATTCACTTGCGTGGATTCCCTGCCGTTTCATTTCATTAATAGCAAGATTTGAACCCTTGTTAGCTGCCACAGCGTGTTCATACCACTCAGGTAACTGCCCACGTTGAACCCATACAATGGTTCCACCTGCATTTTTAATTGCTAGAATTTCGTTAGGAAAGCGGCAATCTGAAATCACCACGTGGTCTTTTGAGTTACGAATTTTGTTTTCTAGGCTGGCGATCCAGATATCATCGTGGAATGATTTGCGGCATACTTCAGTACCCCAGTATTGTAGCACCCAACGTGGAGTTAGTGTAGGCATTGCTAGTCGTTCTGCCCACCACGGATCTACTTGTTCACGCCATTCACGTGCTTCTTTAGTACGGCCTTCTAGCATAGTACGATCCCAGCCAAAGACATTTGCCACAGCATCTTTAAGAGTGCTGGCAAAACTCTCTCGTCTAAATTCGTGGAAGTTAACTAGATAGTCAGCGACTGTGTCCTTGCCGCTGCCAATAAAACCGCATATACCTATAATCATAATTGTCTCCTATAAGACTATTATAATATAGATTTATTAAAAAGTCAAAGGAATTTAACCAATTACCCAACCCCAACCCTGTGTAGTAATACCAGTTTTGAGATCTTCCATCAGTTTATCTATTTCGGCTTGAGCTTCTGTTTTCATAGCAGCACCGTTTAATGCGCTGCCACCCTGTGGGCCAGCAATTTGAGCAAACTTTTCACGTGCTTGCCCTAGCATCATTTTACAGTTTGCTAACGAATAGTCTTTAATCCATTGTCCTGCATAGGTATCTTCAATAAGAGAAAAGTCTGGTCTAACATTGTACACCATTAGCATCACTGATTCTTCTGAACGTGGACGTTGTTGGATTATTAATTTATGGCTTTGTGAATGCCAGGTAAAGTTAATGTAACTACCAAACATCTTGCCAACCAGTTCTTGATACTGAGCAAACAATTCATAGGTTAGCAGGCCACCCATATTAGTTGAAGCTAACAAATAGGTATTTGTGTAGGCCATATTAAATGGCTCAAATACTGTGCCGCCTTGCCCATTGCCAGATCTACTGCCAACACTTCTGCGGAAAATCTGTCGAACCTGCTGTATTTCTTTAGGTAAAATATATTCGTTTTTGTCTACTTCTAAGGTCAAAAACACAAAGCTCTCTTCCACAGCGTTATCGCTACGCTGGCGGAATACAGCTAATGCCCTTGATAATGCGGTTTCATAGTGGATCGGATCTAATTCGATGTCGATCATACCATCGCCTAGCATAGCTTTGCAATAGTCGTAAACTGATTGTTTTGATTGGTCTATTTGGCTCATACTGTTATTTATTACAACGGTAAATATACTACTATGCCAAGACTCAGCTTATACCGTCCCGAAAAGGGCAACGACTTCAAATTCATCGATAAAACTATTTGGGAGATGTTTCAAGTAGGGGGTACTGACGTCCTAGTACACAAGTATATAGGGCCCGGATCGTCATCTGCTGGCGCTTCCCCTTCTACACCAAACTATATCGGCGGTCCAAAAGAAACACAGATACAAGATCTGCTGTTTTTAGAAAATCGTGATCGTAAATACGACCCAGATGTATACCTATTGAGAGGTGTTTATAACATCCAAGATATAGACTTTAACCTAAGTCAGTTTGGATTATTTTTACAAAATGACACAGTCTTTATGACATTCCATATTAACGATACTGTGGAAAAATTAGGTAGGAAAATAATGAGCGGTGATGTTATTGAGTTACCTCACTTAAAAGACGAGTATGCTCTTAACGATCTACAGTTTGCTCTAAAAAGATTTTATGTTATTGAAGAAGTCAACCGCGCTGCGGAAGGTTTTTCAGTAACTTGGTACCCGCACTTATATCGTGCAAAATGCAAACCTCTAGTTGACAGTCAAGAGTTTAAACAGATTCTTGACGGTGCTGCCGGTGAAGGCAGCAATCAAACACTACGCGACATTATGTCAACCTATGAAAGAGAAATGCAGATCACACAGGCAGTTCTCGATCAAGCAGATGCCGATGTTCCAGCAGCAGGCTACGATACTACAAAATACTATACATTACAAACAGATCCACTGACCGGACGTGCAGAGTTAGTTACTGTTGATAACAATACCCTGTCAGAATATGATGCGTCGAGCGACAATGCTGATGCTCTTAATGCATCAACGCAAGAACTTACTCCAGACCATAATGACTATCCAGGCTATCTTGTTGGTGATGGTATACCCGGTAACGGAGCTCCGTTTACTTCTGGTATTGCATATCCGATCAATCCAGTTCGAGGACAGTTCTGTTTAAGAACAGACTATCTACCAACTCGATTGTTCCGCTTTGATGGCGCACATTGGGTCAAGATAGAAGATGATGTACGTATGACAATGACCAATCTAGGTGACAGTGACACAGCTTCAGGAAATAGATTCGAAGGTAAAGACACAAGACTTACACAGAAAACATCATTCATTAATAATACAAAAACAGATGTTATCAATGGCAATGTTGTTAAAGAAAAACAAAGTTTATCTAAAGCACTTAGACCACAGGCGGACGAGTAATGGATTATTTTTATGACGGTCAGATAAGACGCTATGTAACACAGTTTATGCGTGTGTTTACAGGTTTCAAATATAAAACAGGTGGAGATGTTCCAGAAGAACGTCACGTTCCTGTGATGTACGGTGATATGACACGTATGGTCGCTAGTGTAATTAGAGAGAACAGCGAAAACAAAATGCCCACTGTTCCTAGGATTTCCTGTTATATGACAGGATTAGAAATTGATAAAGAAAGATTAAGTGATCCTTCATTTGTCAGCAAGGTAAATGTTAGAGAACGTGCATATACTAAAGATACGCAAACGGGGCTTGTTGAATATAAAAATGTGCAAGGTGGCAATTATACCATCGAAAGACTAATGCCAACTCCATTTAAACTCACAATGAAATGCGACATTTGGACTTCAAATACGGATCAAAAATTACAGTTGCTAGAACAAATTTTAGTTTTGTTTAATCCCAGTCTAGAACTACAGACCACAGATAACTATATCGATTGGACTAGTTTAACTGTACTTAATTTAGATACTGTTTCGTTAAGTTCGAGACAGATTCCCCAAGGAACAGAAAGTGAAATTGATATTTGTTCACTAGATTTTAATATGCCAATTTATGTTAGTCCTCCAGCAAAGGTCAAACGCCTTGGTATTGTTAAAGCAATTATCAATAATGCGTTTACCGAAGACGGCAATATTACTGATCTTGAAAATCTCGTCTACGGTAATGTGCCAGGTAATTTCCAAACTACC